TGAATACCGTGCAGTTGATTTGTCTGCGCCAGCATTTATGCGTGCTTCAGCAAAGCGTGGATTGGCGTTGCATGAACAGGGTTTGTCTGGTGATGGGCTTATGCCACAGACCGTTGAGGATGCACGAAAGATGGCTGCAGGTCAGATCAGTGAAGCGAAGTGGCGCAAGATTGGTGCATGGATAGCACGACACACTGACGATCTAGACGCTGTGCAAGGTGATGAAGTAACTGCAGGTTTGGTTGCAATGTTGTTGTGGGGCGGTGGCGCAACTAAGGCTTCAGCACGCCGTGCGCAAGAATATGCAGATCGTATTGTGGAAAGATTAGATTCCGAATAGTAAGGTATGAAATTATGAGCGAACTTGTGCAATGGGTAGCAACTGAAGTTGATGAGAAGCGCAGCATTGCGTATTCAAATCTTGAGGTTCGTGCAGAGAACGAAGGCAGAACAATTGTTGGTTACGCTGCAGTGTTTGATTCACCATCTGAATATATGGGGTTCACAGAGTTTGTTAAGCGTGGTGCGTTCTCAAAGACTTTGAATGATGGTGCTGATGTGCGTTTGCTGATTGACCATGAAGGCGTACCTTTGGCACGCTCTAAGTCTGGCACTCTTGCGCTTGAGGAGGATGAGCGTGGCTTGCGTGTTGAAGCAGAACTTGATCCAATGAACCCTGATGCTGCACGAATTATCTCAGCAATGAAGCGTGGCGATCTATCGCAGATGAGTTTTGCATTTCGCACAGTAAAGGATTCATGGAACTCTGATCGTTCAGTTCGTGAATTGCGTGAGGTGCAACTGTTTGATGTGAGTGTTGTTACCTTCCCTGCCTATGAGCAGACGGTTGCAGAGTTGCGCAAGCGCAATGAGCCTGTTATTCTTGCACCAGTTTCTACATTGAGCCTGAGAAAAAATCAGGTTGCTTTGCAGAAACTTCGCAGCCGTTAGACAGCCGACTTAATTAGTCACTGACCTCCTAACACTGAAAGGAAAACACACATTCAAATCAGATGATCTTGGAGGTCATTATGTCATTTAGTAAATCACTTATTGAAAAGCGTGATGCTGCGCTTGCAAAGGCAGATGCCATTGTTGCAGCAGCACAAGCAGAAGCCCGTGAACTTTCACCAGAACAAGATGCAGAAATTGTTGCATCATTGGATGAAGTTCGTTCATTGGATGAGCAGATTGCAACCCACAGCGAACTTGAAAAGCGTTCGGCTGAGGCTGCAGAACTCCGCAAGGAAAAGAAGTTTGATGCAGCAGTTGCACCAGCAGTAGTTAAGTCAGAAGCACGCACCTACAGCCCAAAGGCTGAAGTTTCGTTCGTTGCTGACGCATACGCTGCACAGTTCAACAACGACTTCGCTGCAAAAGAGCGTCTTGCTCGTCACATGAACGAGGAAAAAATTGAACGCCGTGATGTAACCAGCGCAAACTTTGCTGGCTTGGTTGTTCCACAATTCCTTACCGACTTGGCTGCACCATTCGCTCGTGCAGGTCGCCCGTTCTTGGATATTGCTCGCAAGCATGAACTTCCAGCATCAGGTTTGACCATCAGCATCAGCAAGGTCACAACTGGATCAGCAACCGCAGTACAAACTGAAGGTGCAGCAGTTCAGGAAACCAACATGGATGACACCAAACTTGATGTTTCGGTTGTTACCGTTGCAGGTCAGCAGAATGTTTCCCGTCAGGCTCTTGAGCGTGGCACGGGAATTGACAGCCTAGTTATGGCTGATCTTGTTTCTGCCTACAACACCAACTTGGATTCATTGTTTGTAACGACCAGTGCAACATCATTGATGAACACAATCTCACAGGTTGTTACCTACACTGATGCTTCACCAACTGTTGCAGAACTTTATCCAAAATTGATGGATGCAATTCAGCGTATTCAGACCAACTACTTCGCTGGCCCGAACTTCATTCTGATGCACCCACGCCGTTTGGCTTTCATCCTTGCAGCACTTGACACCACCAACCGCCCACTGGCAGTTCCAGTTGGCAACGGTTCGTTCAACGCTGTAGGCGTTGGACAGGGTTCAGTTGTGTACGGCAACTCTGGCTACACGATTGCAGGCTTGCCTGTCATCACGGATGCCAATGTGACCACAGCAAATGGAACTGGCACTAACGAGGATGTCATCATTATCGGTAACAGCCAAGAAGCACACCTCTGGGAACAGGGTGATGGTTCACCAATGATGTTGCGCTTTGAGCAACCAAAGGGTGCTGAACTTGATGTGCAGATGATTGTGTACGGTTACAGTGCGTTCACTGCAAACCGTTACCCAAATGCGTTTGCATTGATTGGTGGCACGGGCTTGGTAACACCAACCTTCTAACTGATAACTACATTTCAGTTAGTTCTGAAAGACCCTCAGCACCTTTTCGTGGTGTTGGGGGTCTTTCTTTTTCTATTGTGTATGATTTGCAGCATGAACAAACAAATTGAAGCCCTACTTGTTGAGCGTTCTGGTTATGAACGCAGAGGTCTGAAGGATCGTGTTAAAGCCTGTGACGAAGCGTTGCGTGCTTTGGGTCATTCATCAAAGACACCAGAGATTGAAACTGCAACCATTGAACCTGTAGCAGAGCGTGCTACACGCAAGGCTGCATCTAAGCGCAAGGCATAACCAATGGCAATCGTGAACGGTTACTGTTCCTTACAGGATGTTAAATCTGCTCTCAGGCTCACAGACAATGTTGATGATGGGCTTCTTGAGAAGGCTATTGAATCAGCCTCTAGGCGTATTGATGGTTATACGGGCAGGTTCTTTTACAAGACTTCATCAACATCAATCAACATTTACCCAATCAACGAATACTTGTTGCGTATGCCACAAGATTTGCCTAACAGCACTGTGACGATCAAGATTGACACGGCAGCCAACGGAACTTATGCAACGACACTGACACAGGGTGTTGATTACATTCTTGAGCCAACAGATGCGGTGGTGCGTGCATACCCTTATGTTCATGCTCGTATGGTTGGCGGTGCAACCTTCCCTCTGTATGTGACACCTTCGTTCCCTACGGTTCAGGTAACAGCACAATGGGGTTGGAACGCCGTGCCTTCTGATGTGTCTCAGGCTTGCGTTCTGCTCGCCATGCGCCAGTTCGCCAGATTGAACGCTGCTCTAGGTGTAGTTGGTTTCGCTGACATGGCATTACAGGTTCGTGCAGTTGATCCTGATGTTCGTGACCTGCTGAATCAGTATGTGGTGTTCGGGGTTATCTGATGCCAGCAACCGTTTCGCAAGTCGCTGACGGGCTGAAAGCACGACTGGCAACCATCTCAGGGCTTCGCACATTCTCATATCAGCCTGAGCAAGAGAACCCACCTTTCGGCTATCCACAGATCAACCGTATTGATTACCACAGGGCATTTGCTGGTGGTGATGTTCTGATGGATTGGACTGTGTATGTGATCGTTGGTCGCTGGCTTGACAGAACAGCACACGCAGCCCTAGATGATTACCTTTCGTATTCTGGAAGCAAGAGTGTGCGTGCAGCAATAGAGGGTGATCCTACGCTTGGTGGCGTGTGTTCAACTTTGATAGTACGATCAGGTGCAGACATAACCAGTCTTGATGCTGGTGGCGCACAGTTTTTAGTTATTCAAATGCAAGTGGAAGTTCACGGATAGGAAACATCACATGGCAAGTTACAAAGTATTAAGCGACAACTTTGCTTTAGGCAAACAGGGTGAAGTACTGGACAGCGCATCATTGGATGGGTGTAACATTGAAGCATTGGTTGAAGCAGGTCATCTTGCTGAAGTCAGTGCAAAAGTTTCTAAGACAGTAACAAGCGAACAGGAAAAATAATCATGGCTCAAATCGTTTTAACAAATGCTGATATCACGGTAAATGGTGTAGTGCTTTCCGATAGGGCAAACTCTGTTGAACTTAATTATGAAATTGAATCAGTTGAGGTGACTGCGTTCGGAACTAATCGTTCATTTATTGGTGGTCTGCAGAACAACACAATCACGATTGAGTTCATGCAAGATTTCGCTGCAGCAGAAACTGAAGCAACAATTTTCCCACTGGTAGGACAGCAGACAAGTGTTACTGTTCGCCCAAGTGCAGCAGCAACCAGTGCAACGAACCCTCTCTATACCGTGACTGGTACATTCCTATCAAGTCACACACCTGTGGCTGCTTCAGTTGGTGAACTTGCAATGACTTCATTGACATTCACTGGTGGAACGCTAGTCAAAACAACTGCGTAATTCATAAACAAAAAACAATTAGAAGGAGACTGCAATGAAAATTGCTTTGACAGTTGAGTTTAATGACGGTACAAAGTCTGAAGCAGATGCAGTGTTCGCTGACTTCGTTGCGTTTGAACGCACATGGTCACGCAGCGTTGCACGCTTTGAAACAGAGATTCGTTTAACAGACTTGGCATGGTTGGCATGGCACAGCGAAACCCGTTTGCGCAAAACCAATTTGAAGTTTGATCCAGATTGGATTAACACTGTTGCAACTGTTGAAGTCCGTGAGGATGTTGAAACCCCAAAAGCCGACTAGGTGACGATTCCGCACACTGGATCGTTGCCTTTTTAGCCTGCGAAACTGGAATTGCACCTTCATTGTTGTTGGCTGAAAGCAATGTGATGATTCAAGCAATGTTGGATTATCTCAGCAAGAGGGCTGAGCGCACCAATCGCAGACGGTAGTAACATCTCCGCATGATTAAAGTTGATGTTTATGGTGTGCGTGAGACACTTGCAGAGTTACGCAAGTATGAGCCTGAAACCTTTAAGGCTATAAAGAAGGATTTGTTGTTGTCTGCCCAACCTGCTGCTGCTG